TTAACTAACTTCCAAATATTTACTACAGAATTATGGGTACAAGAATTTGCTAAAAATGGAGGAGGTCATCATACATTACACACTCACTGGAACGGTCATATATCAGGTTTTTATTTTTTAAAGGCTAGTGAAAAAACATCAAGACCTATATTTGAAGATCCAAGAGGAGGAAATATGATGAATCTTTTACCGCAGAAAGATCCTACCAAAGTAAGCTATGCTAGTCACCAAATTAATTATGATATAAAACCTGGACGGATGATATTCTTTCCATCATATCTACCTCACATGTATGCCGTCGATATGGGTTATGAACCCTTTAGGTTTATACATTGGAACTGCCAGGCAATACCGAAAGGAGCAGTCAATGTCGTTTAATATACTCAATTTTAAAAGTAAACCTAAAAATAATTTATTTGCTCCTGAATGGAATAATTTTATGGTGGAAACAATTCTAAGCAACATCAACATAAAACAATTATCTTCTTTTTTAAAAAAGAAAGAAAAAGAAATATTAAAATTAAAAAAAACAAGTGATGGTTTTACAGGTTTAAAAAACCACACAACTAATAGACACGGAAGCTATAATCTTTTTAATTTTAAAAACAAAGAAATTAATAAATTGAAACAAGAAATAATTAAATTACATAATAACTTCTTAGAAAAATTAAATATTAAACCTGTCCAATCTTTATATATAAAAGGTTGGTATAATATTATGAAAAAAAATGAACATATAAAACCACACGCCCATAGTTGGGATCCTGATACTTATTTAGGTGGGCATTTTTGTACAAGCTGTACAAACACATCTACTTATTATATAAACACAATTAACCAATTGAATAAACCAGACATATATAAAAGTAAAAACATACCAGGTAAACTAACTTTATTTCAAAATTTTATTCCACATTATACCGATAAACATAAGGGTGAGGATGAAAGAATTACAATTGCATTTGACTTATATTTAATACAACATAAACCAAGTAATATTAAAATTATATGAATTTTAAAAAAAATAAATACACAGTATTAAAAGGAGCTATTAGTAAAGAAATAGCAGAGTTTGCTTTTGCTTATTTTTTAAATAAAAGAAATACAGCTAGGTTTTTATTTGATCAAAAATATATATCACCTTTTACTGACTACTGGGGAATATGGAATGATCAACAAGTTCCTAATACCTATTCTCATTACTCAGATTTAGTTATGGAAACTTTATTACAAAAAGTAAAACCTGTTATGGAGAAACATACTAAATTAAAACTAAGTGAAACATATTCTTATGCAAGACTTTATAAAAAAGGAGATGTATTAGCTAGACATAAAGATAGGTACTCATGTGAGATATCTACAACTTTAAATCTAGGAGGGGATGAATGGCCTATTTATTTAGAGCCCTCTGGAAGAACGGGCCAAGCTGGTATTAAAGTAATATTAGAGGCCGGGGATATGCTTATATATTCTGGCTGTGAGTTAGAACATTGGAGAGAAGAATTTAAAGGAGAGCATTGTGCTCAAGTATTTTTACATTACAATAAAGCAGGATCAAAAAATGCTAAAGAAAATCAGTTTGATAAACGTCCGTTTTTAGGACTCCCTGCCTTTTATAAAGGCTTTACATTACCTAAAAAATAATATATAAAATAGACTGGTGAGGGGATGATCCACCACTGATTCCCCTTACTTTAAAACATTTGAATTCCCCCTAGATCTGATATAAGTCCTAGTAAACAGGTTTTTATATGCTACAAAAATTAGGTTTCTTACCCGGATTCAACAAACAGGTATCAGCACTCGGAGCTGAAGGACAGTGGTTTGATGGGGATAATGTCAGATTTAGATATGGTACTCCTGAGAAAATAGGAGGATGGCAGCAGTTAGGGGCCGATAAACTAACCGGCGCAGGGAGAGCCCTGCATCATTGGGATGATAATGCGGGCATTAAATACGCAGCTGTTGGAACCAATAGAATTTTATATGTTTATTCAGGGGGTATATTTTATGATATACACCCTATCAGAACTACACTAACAGGCTGTACTTTCACAAGTACCAGTTCTTCAACAACTGTCACCGTAACATCCTCAGGAACTAATGGCTTAAATGATGGAGATATCGTTAAGTTTGATGCTGTAAGTGGAGTGACTGCAGTAGGGTCTACTTATACTGACGCCTCTTTTGAAGACACAAAATTTATGGTAACGTCCGTACCTACTTCTCTTACCTTTACTATTACAATGGATACCCAAGAATCAGGGACACCTTTATCTGCCAGTGGTTCAGCTTCTGTTTTATGTTATTATTCCGTAGGACCCGCTCAACAATTAGGTGGCTATGGTTGGGGAACAGGTACATGGTCTGGAACTTCTCCAGGTCCTGCAACTACTACTCTAGCTTCTAGTATTAACGACGCTGTAACCGATATTCCTTTAACCGACTCATCTGCTTTTCCTACTTCTGGAGAAATAAGAATTGGATCAGAAGATATTTCTTTTGCTGCTAACGATCTAGGCACAGGAATTCTTAGTGGAGGGGCCAGAGAAGTTAATGGTACAAGCAAAGCCTCTCATACTGGAGGAGATACGGTCACTAATATCACTGACTATGTTGCATGGGGAGAGGCTTCTTCTGCAGACTATACAATTGATCCAGGCTTATGGGTTCTGGATAATTATGGAACAAAATTAATTGCATTAATTTATAATGGTAAATGTTTTGAATGGGATGCAACCGGGTCTACTTCTACCAGAGCAACTGTTATAGCAAATGCGCCAACAGCTTCGCGTCACGTATTAGTTTCCACACCCGACAGGCACTTAGTATTTTTTGGAACCGAAACTGAAGTGGGGTCTGGCGCTACACAAGACGACATGTTTATCCGTTGGTCTAATCAAGAAGACATTAATCAAAGTGAATCGTATACCGTTACAGCGACTAATACAGCAGGTACGCAAAGACTCGCAGCAGGCTCAGTAATTATGGGAGCGAAGAGAGGTCGGGATGCCATTTATGTATGGACCGATACTTCTTTATTTCTCATGAGATTCGTGGGTCAACCGTTCACTTTCTCCTTTGAGCAAGCAGGAACTAACTGTGGTCTTTTAGGAAAGAATGCATGTGTGGAAGTTGACGGTGTATCTTATTGGATGTCTGAAAATGGTTTCTTTATGTATGATGGTCAATTAAAATCTATGCCTTGTTTGGTAGAAGACTTTGTTTATGATGGCCTTAATTCAACCCCTAAAGACTTGGTTAACTGTGGATTGAACAATTTGTTCGGAGAAATTCAATGGTTCTATTGTAGTACAGGTTCCGATGTCGTGGATCGAGTGGTAACTTACAGCTATGCAGAATCAAAAATGCATAAACGACCGATCTGGACTACTAATTCTAATAGTTTATTCCCAAGAACTGCATGGGCTGATTCAGCAGTGTTTGATAAACCTCATGCGACTGCTTATAATTCTACAGACCATGCATCGTTTGATGTTACCGGCAATACGGATGGTACTACTATTTACTATCAACAGGACACAGGGACTGATCAAGTGGACAGCGGTGGAGTTATTACTGCTATACCTGCGAACATTCTTTCAGGTGATTTTGATATTACTCAAAAGAGGAGCGCGCAGGGACAAGTAATAGGGATGCCAGACCTTAGAGGGGATGGTGAATACATTATGAAGATAAGAAGATTCATACCTGATTTTATTTCTCAAACGGGTGACACACAGATAAGTTTAATTACTAAAAATTATCCAAGTGATAGTGCCGTTACAACCAGCTTTACAATTACATCGGCCAGTGATAAGATCGATACTCGCGTTAGAGCCAGATCAATCGCGCTTAAAATAGAAAACACGGCAACTGCAGAAGATTGGAAACTAGGAACATTTAGATTAGATATACAACCCGACGGGAGAAGAGGATAATGGCTACAGATGCAGAAATAAGAGAAGCAGGTTATAAATATATACCTCAGCAACAATATTTACAAAACCCATTTGTATTACCAACTTCAACAGAAGAGGAAGACCAACTAGGTTCAGCTACAGGTTCGGGAATACCCTACACTAACGCATTTACTGGTGGTGGAGGTGGTGGCCCCCTTTCCACGCAAAATTTAATGACAGGTTTTGGTACAGCTATTACAGACCGACAAGCTAAACTTAATGAAATGAACAGACCTATGCGTCCAGAGAGACGTACTGCTAATTACAACCAGCCTGGTCAAGGCGTCTTTACTCCTGCAGAACAACCTACTTTTAAAAGAAGTATTCAAGATTTTATCTATGACAAAGTTCCTTATATTGACAGACCCCAAAGCTACGAGGATATCATGACTAAAGGTTATCAAAAGCCTACAGGTCGTGGTCTCCCTACTATTTTTAATTTTATGAATAAAATGGGAATACAAAACTTTGCAAGTCTTCCGCAGTCTGATCAAGCATTCATAACTTCTCAAAAAGGGTACACAGGACCAACAGTATTTGGACAAATTGGAAGCAACATGGGACATAGCATAGATCCTTTTGGAAAGAATGTTGAAAGTATGTTTGGAAATTATGCTGAAGGGGTACGAAAGGACTATGAGAAATTATCAGATTATTTTGGATCTGAGAAGTTTTCTAAGAAATATGGGGATGCCACATTAACGCTTAATGAAGAAACAGGGCAATATGAATTTACTGGTGTTGATCCTAGAGTTGTAGGGACTAAATTAGATCCAAATTATATGAACAAAATGAATTTAGCAAGATACAACTTTAGAAAAAATCAAATCAATAAACAAGAAGGTATAAAAAGTGATCTAGGTTTAATAGATGAAGCTAGAGCAGAGGACATACGACAAACTCAAGGAAGAATAGATAGAGATGAAACCAATATTAATAGAGCAACAGAAAGAGGGCAAGCTATTAATAAAAATGAAGGAGTAGGTACTGTTAATCCAACTTCAGCTTATGGAAAAGATCAAGGATACACAGGAGGATCTGCTAATCCTCATACACAATCAGGTTGGAGTGGTTCTACAAAAGAGAAGATGGCATACGGTGGAAGAGTACCTTTCTTTTATGGAGGAATAGCAACGGCATTATAATGGCAAAGATTGTACAATCATTAACAAGAGCTTCTTCTGAGTATGAAGAGTCAACTTTTCAATCCTTAGTCAGGGATCTAGACGGTGTAATTACAAAATTAAACACTTCGTTTCAGGACGAAGTTAAACAGGAGATAGAAGCAAAGAGCTTCTTTTTAGAATAGTGGCTGTAATAAATGAATATAAAATGTATGGAGTAACGAGTACAACGGCTGAAGGACCTATTAAATTCTTCGGAACTACTCTTGTTCCACCAGTAACTGGAGTAGCTACTCAAAACCCTTTAATTAATCAGACCTATATTGTTAAGTCTTTACATGTAACAAATAAGTCTGGCTCTAATACTCCTACTATAACGATTACTAATAATGGTTTTGATGTAATCAATACTCAAACTTTAACGGCTGCAGAGAGTGTAGAGATTTTAAGTAACCCTATGGTAGTAGAAGGCAATACAGTTCTTTCTTACACTACAGTAGGAACAGTAACTGATGGGGTAGACATAACAATCAGTTATTTAAACATTAACAAGGAGAGGGTAGACTAATGCTAGAACTAAAACCAGATAAAATAATAACAACTATATCAAATCTTAAAACAAAAGAGATATATAAGACAGAGGAAGAGTGGAAAGCTAAAGGAATTGATGAAAAAGACATCAGAAGAGATGTCCGAGTGATCATGCCAGCTCTTGCTTTGTTTGGTAAAACCAAGTAAGTATAGGATTTAAGGCAAAATTATGGCTATTTCAAGAATGCAAAACCCGCAACAATTACAAGGTATAGGAAGTCTAAGACAACCTTATGGTCTAGGAAAATTAGTTAAGAAAGCTTTCAGAGGCATTAAGAAGATAGCTAAGAGTCCACTAGGTAAAGCTGCTATCATCGGGGGTCTAGGTATGATTCCTTTTGGCGCCTCAGGTGCGAGCATGTGGGGTAGACTAGGTGGAATGATGTCTGGCGCTGGCGGTGGCGCTGGAAGTGGGGGTGGTATTTGGAGTGCCCTTAAAGGTGGTGCAAAAAAATATTTAAACCCATTCAACAAAGCGAATCCTTTATTATGGAGTGGAGCGGCAGGCGATAGAAAATTCAGTGGTAAAAAATTATTTGGATTAGGAGCAGCAGGAATGATTGCAGCTCCCTTTATTCAAAAAGCTATGGGCTATGGTCCATATGAAGATGTGGAAGAAGAAGTAGAGGACTGGACACAGACTCCTGCGAGTATTTTAAACATAAGAAACATGGCAAGAGCACAAGATCCAAGTTTAGCTTTCTTACCTTCTTCTGCTTATACTCAATCAGGATTTTATGGAGCTGATGGGGGCAGAGCTGGTTTGCTTAATGGTGGTGAAGCAGGCGAAGCACAAATGGAACAAATGTTAAGAGCAGAATATCTTAAGTACAGAAATAGAGGTGGTACAATGCCTTATGAACAATTCAAAATGTTAGTAATGAAACAAGCACAACAAGGTCAGACACCTAATCAAATGATGGCAGCGGATGGTGGTAGAGCAGGTTATGCATTTGGAGAAGAAGTAGAACAAGAAACAGATTTTATAGAAGGACCACAAGGAGGCGCAGAGTTTCAAGAAACAGTTGTCGAAGGTCAAGAACAACCTTCAAGAGAACAACTAGAAGCTTTGGCGATGGAGATTTTTCAATTACCATTAGACGACCTGGATGACCAACAATTACTGGTAGTATACCAAGAGGCTATGCAAGGACAGCCTATGGAAGAAGCTGTACAAGAAGAAGATGTTCAGTTCGCAGCTAACGGTGGAATAATGGGTGATGATGATGATGAGTTAACTTACAATCCCTATAAAGCAATGTCTATGTATAAAAGAACAGGTAAACAAGAAGGTGGACTTATGGATTTAGGTGGTCAAGAAAAAGATTATAGGGATAATGGTGGCTTCGTAGATCTGGGTGGTGAAGAAAGAGCGGACGATGTTCCAGCTCGACTAAGTAAAAACGAATTCGTTTTCACAGCTGATGCTGTAAGAGCAGCAGGCGGTGGAGACATAGACGCTGGATCAGAAGTTATGCAGAACGTAATGGATAACTTAGAACAAGGCGGAGAAGTTTCTGAAGACTCACAAGGTCTAGGAGGCGGAGAAGAAATCATGTCAGAAGAAATAATTGACGAATCTAATCCGGCTCAGGGAATGTATGATAACTATGAACAATTACAATCGAGGGTAGCATAATGGCATTACCAGGATATTTAGAAGACACAGGAAAAGATTTAGCCAAACAAATGACGGGCACGTATAGTGTTCCAATTGATACAACTAAATTTACAGGTAGACAGTTTGTTGCTGGGGAAGACCCATTACAAACTCAAGCTATCGGAATGGCTACGCAGGGAGTTGGATCTTATGCTCCTTATTTACAAGGCGCTCAAGCAGCTGTTACGGCTCAAGGAGGATTAACCGGGGCTCAGGCTTATCAACCGTTCATGTCTCCTTATCAAACACAAGTTATCGATGAAACATTAAGACAGTATGATTTATCACGAGGAGCAGGTGAACAACAAATTAAAGACGCCGCAGTATCTTCAGGAAACTTTGGTGGCGGAAGAGAAGGTGCAATGCTCGGACAATACATGGGCGACACTCTAGCTAACAGAGCAGGGATTAGAGCAGGATTATTACAACAAGGACTTGGTCAAGCACAAAAACAAGCTCAACAGGCATTTCAAAATCAAGGAGCATTAGCAGCCCAACAATATGGATTATCTAATTTTCAAAGAGCTGGTATGGGTCAAGACATCGGGGCAATGGGACAACTTGGAGCTCTAAGAGCAGGTCAAGAACAAGCACGATTAACAGCCGATCAACAGATGCATCAAACAGCAGCGTATGAACCGTATGGAAGACTTAGTCAATATGCTTCAGGCATTACTGGTCTAGCTGGTGGTATGGCAGGACCTCAATACGCACAGCAAGGACAAGCCGACCCATGGGGTAGCGCTCTTTCAACTGCGTTAGGTGTTGGCGGACTGTTCACGAAATTATTTTAGGAAAAATTATGAGAATTTTAAATAGACCAATGTTTAGATACGGTGGCCCTATTAACGAAGGGGTCATGCATGGTATGAGAAGTAATTATGCAGGTGGTCAGAGAGTTGGATCGGGTCTTGTAGGACATCCAGCTTATCCTAAAACAGATGGTAGAGAACACCACGTTCTTCCAATATGGGCAGGCGCAGCAGGTTTAGCTCGGATGGCTCCAATGCTTTATAGAGCTATTACAGGAGCAAAGAATGTTAGTAAGGCAGCCAACATTACGAAGAATCTAAGTGGTACAGTTGGAGCAGGTGGAGCAGGTACAGGAGGATGGACTGGCTCAAAAGCATTAACAGTTATTCCTCAAGTATCAAGATCAGGTAAAGTAATAAATAAAATTAAGGATTGGTTCAAGGCAGACCCTTTATACTCATCTGTTGCAGGTGGAACAACTATGTTGGGCAGAGGTATTAAAGCTGGTGGCCAAAAAATAGGTCAGTTCGCTAAGTATTCTACTACTACTCCATCTGGATTATTATTTTTCGGTGCACCTGTAACAATTGCTGGAACTAAATGGCTTTTATCTGATGGTACAGAACTTGACGACAACCAAAAAAAACAAGTAACACAAGTCGCAGGGGATAAATGGGATCCAGGTGCCGGGGCAGACCAATACGATCCTTCAACATCGCCATCCGCAATGGCAGAGGCAGCTAAAAAAGCAAGAAAAGCTAAGCTAGAAAAATATTTAGATACAATGGGCTATGACAAAGCTAAGAAAACTGCAATGGGTGACGCGTTAATCGATGCTAGTGCTATAGTTCAAGACGCTACAACTGAAGCAGGCTCACTTAAAAAAGCGGACTGGGGTAAGATGATTAACAAAGCTATTCAAACAACTAGCAAACGTCTAGACAAACCTGAACAAATTAGAGAAGCGGTTGGCTTAATGATGACTAAAGCTGGTATCGAAAAAGATATGAATGCAGACAAAGATGCACTTGATAAATTGGCTAAAACACTGCAAATAAAAGGTTATCAGAAAACATTAGCAGGAAGCACTCTTGCAGAGGATATTGCTGAGAGTTTTGTAAGAAATCAGAAACTGCCAAGTGGCGCAACGCTTGCCGGTTTAGCACGTACCAAAGGAATAGATGCTATAGTTCTACCTACGACGGACATACCTAAGGACATGTCTGCAATAGATTATATCACAATAAAAATTAAAGAAAATGCAGATAAAGGCACACCTCTTCCACCGGGAAACTATGTTGTAAAAGATCGATTACTTCAAGTTGATGAGACAGGCACGATAACCGATCTTATTAACCAATAGGAGAATCAATGGCTTCTAATTATGATTACTCTGCATTTATGGGGGGAGGAGCAGAAGACAGCAACAAGATAGGTGTCTTTCAATCTATGCTGGCAGGCGTAGGCTCAGGTTTAATTGCAATCCCAAAAGGTTTATTTTCTTTAGGCGCAAGTCTTATGGACTTGGGTGTCAACAGCGGTAAAGCTGCTGAAGTAGAAAGATGGTTCGATGACCTAACGACTTGGGATGAGAAAGCAGAAGCAACTGCTGCTGGAAAACTTACAGAACTGTTAGTTAACATAGGTGTTCCAGGAGGATACGGATTCAAATTAGGAAGTGGTCTTGCAAAGCAGGCGATGCTTGCAAAGAAAGGTGGAAAATATTTAAAGCTTGATAGCCCTGCATTAAAGAAAGGTGTGAAGCAAGCAGTAGAATTAAATGCCAGAGGCAAAACAAATCAATTCATAGCTGGAGCTTTAGCAGGTGGTGTGGGTGAAGGTGTCTTTGTCGGAGACGTAGAAGAGATTGGTAGCTTTGGAGATTTACTGGGTGGTCCAACAGAAATAGACAGAGGCGATGATCCTGATGCAGCACGAGATATATTAAACAGAGTTAGGTTTGGAACTGAAGGAGCACTCTTCACTGGAGTTCTAGGTGGGGTTGGAAAAACAATCGGTAAACTTACAAACAGAAACAAAAAATTAGATATCAATAATGATAAACTCGATGGTTGGATAGACAAAGTAGCCTCATGGTTCAGATCTAGAAGTGCCAAGACTCCTGAGTTCTTTGAACTAGAGACAGGACAGATCGGTAGAAGAGGAGCCGATGCCTTGAGAGCTAAGAATGTATCAAGAGAATTAGATAAAAATATTGATGCAGTCTTTCCTGCATGGAGAACAATAGGTAATAGTGTTGGAGCTAAAGAAAGAAACAAACTTCTGGCTCAGGTTAATGATCTTTTGATAACAGGTAATCCTTCATACGATGACATGGGAAAAGTAGTTTTCCCTACGCTAGATAATGCCAAAAAAATGGCACTCGTTAAAAAACTAAGAGGATTAAAAATGGATGACGAAGTCATCACTGATCTCTTTGGAAATCTGTCTAGCATTAGAGGTAAGTGGGCAGAACTATTTGAGGATCTGGGTGGAACATTAAGAGGAGAGGACCTTGCAAGTTTTAAAAAATTATTTGGTAAAAAGTTTACCGACTACCTAGGATCTACTTACGATGTCTTTGTCAATGACTCTATACTTCCATGGTTAAGATACAAACCAACAGCTGAAGCAGTAGAGAATGCTAAAAAAATGTTTATGCAAAGCGCTGAAGAAGCAGGTAAACCTATTACCCCTCTTCAAGCAGAAAGATATGTACAAAATATTTTAGATACAGCTGCACTTCCTAAAGGTTTTAGAATGGACAGAGCATCCGATGCGATCTTTAATGTTCCAGAGTTTTTTATTAACAGAACTGTATTAGATGACGCAGCAAAAGATGCTTTTAGAGGGAGACTTGTAGCTTCACAACTTAAGGAAGGAGACAAAAAAGTCGTCGACGCTTTACTGGGTAAAACTAAAAACCCTATGCAAACTATTCTGGCTGGTACCTCTAAGCTATCTTTAATTACTCGAAGAAATGAATTCTTTGATGACCTAATGAAAAAATCAAAACAGTTAGAAGCAGACGGTAAACTTCCTATGTTTGCTGACAGTGAGGATCAAGCACTAGCTTTGTTTGGTAGACAAAAAGTTAAACAAATTCGAATTGACCTAGGACAAAAATTACAGGTGGGAGAATTCAATCCTTTAAATGGTAAGTGGGCTCCTGAAGGAATAGCAGATGCATTAGAAAAAACTTCTACCGCTGTAAAAGATCTAGGTATGGCAGAAAGAATGTACTATAGCTTTGCTTTGTATCCTAAAGCGGCATCACAGATTGCTAAAACAATTCTATCACCCATCACTCACTTAAGAAATTTTATTAGTGCAGGAGCATTTGCTTCAGCCAATGGGATCATACCACTAGCAGATCCCGCTGCCGTTAAGCAAGCGTACCAGGCATTACAAACAGGATTAAAAGGAACAAGAATGCAAAATGATTTGTACGAGAAACTTTTAAAACTAGGTGTCGTAAACAGTAATGTAAGACTCGGAGATCTAACTAGACTAATGGAAGACGTTGGCTTCGGTGCTACGATGACCGGGGAAAAGGGAATGAGAATGTTATTGAAACCTTTACAAAAAATAAAAAACGTTGGACAAGATTTATACACAGCTGAAGATGACTTCTGGAAAATATATTCATGGGCTATTGAAAAATCTAGATTAGCAAAAGCTTTTGAAAAACATGGTATGACTAGGGGCAAATGGTTTAAGAATGCTGATGGTCAAGAGGTAAGACTAACAGAAGACTGGCTGGAAAAGGAAGCAGCAGACATCGTTAAGAATAATATTCCAAACTATTCTTACGTATCAGATTTTGTTAAGGGTCTACGTAAATGGCCGATTGGAAACTTCGTATCTTTCCCAGCTGAGATTGCAAGAACAGGAGCTAACATTGTTAGACGTGGACTAAGAGAGATCAACGAGACTATTACACTAGCTGATGGCACAGTAGTAAAACCTTTTCAAACCATTGGATATCAAAGACTATTTGGCTTTGGAGTTACAACAGCAGCGGTACCTATGGCGACAGTAGCAGGGTTCCAAGCACTGTATGATGTGACCGATGATGAAAGAGAAGCGATCAGAAGATACGTGGCGGAGTGGTCTAAGAACTCAACGATCCTTCCGATCAAGGACAAGGATGGAAACTTTAGTTATGTAGATTTCAGTCATGCTAATGCCTACGATACTTTAACGAGACCAATTCAATCTGTTATTAATGCAGTAGCAGACGGCAGAACAGATGAAGATGGAATCATGGATGACTTTTTATTAGGAATGATGACAGGTATGAAA